AGTAAGTTTAGTTACTAATGAATCATAAACACCTTCATTTATAATTTCTTCTTCTAAACCTAAAGCTAATTCATAAGCATAAGCATTTAAACCAAATGGATCTTTTACTTTACCACTTGGATTATTTTCCTTCTTATAATCATCCATATTTGCATCGGATGTTTCTTGACCATCTTCATTTAATTTTTTGCCTATTTCATAAGGTATACTTTTTTCTTTTAAAGCATCTTCCCAATCTTTATCAGGATAAGGTAATACTACTTTAATTGTATATCTAGCTAAATTTGTAATATCCTTTTTAATTACTTCTTCCATTTCATTATATTGACTTATATCCTCATATTCTTCATTATCTGAGGTGTCTTTGAATGGGGTAATTTTATATTTAGTAAGTAATTTATCTTTATCAAAAATAAAATAAGGTTGATCTCCTAACCATTGTGTAACATATGAATCTAAACTACGAGTTAAACTTATAGGAGCCCTTAATCTGTCATCACTTAAAACTGTTTCTAATTCTTGTGTAAAATGATATAAAACACCAAATTGTGGGCCTTCATTTAAATTTTCCCTTAAACTATCAGTCCAATTTCTAAACGTCATTGTACCTTTTAAATTAGCTTCAGCTTCAATATCATTTAAATAATCATCTTCCTGAGTATTTGTAGTAGTAATATGGCTTAATCTACCTTCTAAATTTTGAATGTGATGAATCATTTCATGCGCATAACTACGCACGATATCTTTGGGATGACGCCCTTCAGTATATAAAACAATGGTTTGTGTGTTTGGATCATAGTATGCGGTTTTACCGAAGAAATCACGCGCATTTTCAGTATCACCATCTACAAACTCAAGTGCAGGTAATGGTTCAATATTATACCCTTTATCGATCATATGTTGAGTTAATTGATCGATTTTACCTCTAATATCTATTTCTTTAGAATATGAAGCATTTTCATTTACATTAGTTGTAGTTTTTAATGTTTTAGACAACTGTAATGCTTTATAATATTTTTGATTTTTATCACCTAATTGAGCACCTTTTTTATCAGGATCTTTATCCATCTTTTTTAAACGAGCTATTTCTTTATTAATCAATGATAATGGGATTTTTTTATCCTTAGGAATACCCAATCTTTTTCTAACTGTACCCTGTTTTAAACTACCTGCTTTTTTACCTTTAGCAGCCATTTTTTCGTAAGTATCACCTTCACCTATATCTCTATAATTTTGAGAAGGAGGAAATGAATTCATCTTCTTTTTAGCTTGGTCTTTTGTTTTATAAGGACCAAATTCTTGTCTTATACCTGGGGAGAATGGGTTATCTTGTACATAATAGTATTTGTCTCCTCTTTTTTCAATAGCTCTATATCTACTTCTTCCACCACCAAAAGTAGAAGCAAAGCTTTCATTTTTTTGTTTTTTTAAACGTTGTGTTTTTTTCTTAGATGCTTCTTTTTTATTTGTAATGTAATCTAAACCTGATTTTAAACGTTTTTTTACAGCTGGATCTTTAGCTCTACCATACGCTGCTCTTACTCTTTGATGTATTAGATTAATAATCTGAGATTGACGAGCATGTGATTTGGCTTTAAATGAAGTTTTATTTAAAGTATTTACAATATCTTGTCTAGTAGAAAATTTAATACCTACAGTGTCCTTTGGATCTTCATCTGTGTATAATCTACGACTACTACCTTTAGGTTTTTTACCTGTACCTTTTTTAGGGTCTTTTTTTTCGTCTACTTTTTCATACCCAGAACCATAAGGAGCAGCTTTACCATCATGATTATCAGCTACATTTTCTAACATTGATTTATTTACAATATTATAAATAGTTTCTTTTTCAGATTGAGGTAATTCTGCTGGGAGATATTTAGTAAATTCTTCAGGATCTTTAATTGCTTTTCTAGCATTAGTCCCACTCATACTACTATCAGGAGTAGTAATTACTTTTACTGATGTGTTTGGGTATTTAGTTTCAATATCTCTAGTACGAGTAGCAATATCAGCCATATCATCTTCTCTACCTTCACGAGCACCAATAGTAAAATATACTTCTTCTTCTGGGTTGTTTTTTACATAACGATAAATGTCTCCTATAGGAGCTTTTGAAGGAATAATTTCAACTTTATCACCTAAAAGATCTTTATAAATACCCCAAATTTCTAATGATTGTTCTTGGCCAATACCATCTCTAACTCCAGCACCTACATAGATAATAAGTTTATCTATTTCAGGATATGATTCTAATGTTTTTTTAACTACATCAAAGTGACCTTTTGTAGGAGGTTTAAAACCACCACCATATAAAGCAGTTACACTTTCTTGTTCAAGTAAAGGACGAATTAATTCTCTAACTAATCTGTTCATGAAGTTAAGAATGACTTAAGTTTTGATTGAGCTTCTTCAGTAGAAACAATTTGTTGAACCATATTACCTACTTCTTCTTTAGATAATAATTTACGAATCTCATCTTCTGTTTTTTTCTTTCTTTCTATAGAACGAGCTTTTTCTTTATCTGATTTTGGTTTCGTATCCTGTGGGATATAAGGAGTAATATACTTATCAATAATATCATCTAAATTTTGGGCATCAACTAATCCTTTATCTGTAGTAGTTGCCGTAAATTTTTCACCAAATAAATTAAGATAAGGAATAAAGTTTTTAGTTACATTAGCCCAAGTTTGCATTACAATACCGGGCATCAAACTTCTATCTTTGCCTTTAGAAAATTCAAATCTTTTTTCATTTCTTTTTAAAGATTGTTCAAGTGAAGCATAAACATAAACCATAAATACTTCATAACCAGCTGATTCTAGAGTAGTTTTAAGTTCTTCTGTTTTTTTATACGAAGCAGCAGTCCCATCAATTACAATATTTTTTCGATCTTCAATTTCTCGAGCTAATCTACTTTGATATGATTTCATTGCTGCTTGCATTGCCTTAGCAGCTTTACTTCTACCTTCAGCATCAGCATTTTTTAAATCTAAAGATACATTAGCATCTTTTAAATTTTTAATAAAGTCATCATCTATATTAAGTGTAGAAAGCCCCATTCCTGAGATAATATCACCTGCGACTGAGGATTTACCTGCACCCGGGGCACCAGCTAGAATAACAGCTTTAGGGGCATCTTTTGCCTCTGAGAGAATTTTTACTAATGAAATCATAAACGCGCGTTTATAATAAATATTATAAGTTCCTTTTAGCTGATGTTTTAAATTCAGTAAATATAGGAGAATGTCTTGGGTTTTCTAAATCAAATAATTTTTTAACAGTCATAAAAATATCAATATTTTCTTCTTGTGTACGTTTTGATTCATACATTTCCCATCCTTTACCTTGTATTTTACCTTCAGCACCCTTACGTTTACTAGATTTTAACCAAAGAACTCCATAACGATCTGCTTTTTTACCATAACATTCTTCGTAGCATTTACCATAAACTGCAGTTTGTAAATCATATGTTGTTTGGAGATGATTTGATGTTTTAAAATCAATAATCCATAATTCACCATCAATTTCACATACCATATCACAAGTACCTGCTACTTTAATTTCATCTGAAAATAAATGGACTTCAGTTTCGATTAGTTTTGGATTATATTCTTCCCAAAAATCAACAAAACGTAAAAACATTTGCCATACTAGTGGATCATATTTTGGATAACCTGTTGATGATAAAAAATTTAATTCTTTACCATTTAAATAATCCTCAATCATTTCATGAGTTTCAGTACCCTGTTCTCCTGCTTTTTTAACAATATAATCAGCAGAATATCCTACTTTTTTTAACCAATCATCAAAAAATTTACCTTTAGGATATGACCCCAAAACATAAGTAATTGATGGATAATATTTCCCATTTCTACGATAATACCGAGAATCTGGCATTGTAATTTGTTGAGCATCCTCTGAAATTTCAAGGATTCTGTTGTAAGAATGTTTAATGTTTCTCTTACTCATACGAATTGTAATTTTTTAGCCATTAAATCATATTGATTTAAGGGTAAAGTGGTTTGAATGAGATTGGTAATTGAGTTGAATCCCATCTCTGATGGGTCTTTTTCTTCAAGATCAACCAGGTAAACTTCTTTACCTTCATCCATTAGGTATTCACAAAACTTAACGGCATCTTTTTGAGCGTCTTTATCTAAAGCTATATATATTTTTTGCACCTGTGAGGTAACAATTTTTTTCATTAATTCTTTTTGTATATGTTTTCCTAAAAGTGGAATAGCATTACGCTTAATAGCTAATGCATCAAACATACCTTCACATAAAATAAGTGGGGAAGACCAATTAATAAATAATTCAAAAGGTACAATATCCTTACTCATTGGAGGATTTTTATATTTAACAGGACTATGCTCATTAAAGTTACGGGCCACAAAATAATTTAGCGTTCCTTCGTGGGAATACGACGGTATTATAATCATTTTATCATAGACACCACCCTCGCAATAACCAATATTATAACGCAGTATATCCGCTTTAGTTACTTTACGACGTTTAAGATAAGCTAAAGCTTGTCTTCCAGTCATATCACTTTTACTAATTTGAGTAAATGCTTTAAATTCTTTAGGTAATTTAACTGCTTCAACTTTTATATCTGTATTTCTGTAATCTACATAAGATACGTGTTTTTTAATTTCAGCAATTTTATCTGATGGGGCTTTGGCTTGTTTAAGTAGAGTAACTAGATTGGTACCTTTTTTATTGCAAACCCAACAATGCCATGGGTTTTTCTTTCCTTCGGAAAAATTAATTTCTAATTTGGGTTTAGTATGATGGCAAAAAGGACATTGATGTGCCTGATTACCTCTTGCAGTTGGTTTCCCAACTCCTAAAACCGAATTTACGATATTAACTAATAAATGGTTTACCATATAGGTAAATGTACGGAAATTATTTTATATAACCTAATTGTTATATTTATTTAATCAAAATCTTTTCTAAAAAACTTACCAAGAATATTATCATTAAAATATTCATTAGGTTTTTGCAATACTTCATAGATAAATAGTGCTTTAGTTTCTTCATAAGTTAATAACTTTTTACTAGAAACACAAGTTAAAATTTCACGTTTAAAATCTTCTTGTTTTCCATCTTTAATTAATGTTAAAATTTCTTTATGTGAACCATAATAGGTTTTCCAATCTGATTCTTTAGTTACTTTTTTAAAGGTTGGTTTACGTCCTTTTTCACCTTCATATAATGCTAAATCTTTTTTAGTTAATTTAGCTTTACGAGTAAATTGTAATACTTTTTTACCTATATACATTTTACCTGAAGGTTCATGTGTTACTCTATATACAAATCCAAATGTTGAAGGAGGGAAATCCTCTACTGAGGTCACTTCCTCACCTTTATAATACCAGTTCATAAGTTAACGGTCTATATTAATATAAAAAGTTGTATCCGTTGTTCTAGATAGTGGATAAGGCTGAGATAGTTTACCTATGGCTAGTAATTCTTGATTATTGTCATATAATCCTACTGTAGTAACATAGGGTTGAAAATAACTTCCAGTTGTAAATCCATATAGTTCATCACCCCCTGCTGAACCTGAAATTATTGATGGGTTTTGAGAAAAATTAAATTCACTTTCTTCAATAGTAGCTTTCCATTGACTTTCGTACATAGTATAAGATGAAGAAAACGCTACATTTGCAACATTTGCTTGTGCTATACCTTTAAGTGCTAAGTCTGGATTAGTAAAAATAGCTATTCCTTGAGGATATACAATATCACCTACTTTTTCATCTTTTATTATACTACCAGAAGCTGCTAACGCTAAAAGATTTCCATTACCATCATCATATGCTGTAAAAGATGTTCCAACTGTTGCTTGATATCTAAAACTTGTAGGTAATATGTAATCACCATATAGACGAGATGGAATTGAAATAACAGAAGCTGTAGTTAAGGTTGAAGGAAAACTTCTAGATTGAGTTAATGTAGTTTGCAGATAATTTTCATATCTACCTGTTGAAGTAGAGGGACCAAAAAATACATCACCTTCAACATCTTCTCCTGGAAGGAGAGATTGAGATGCTGGAATATCACCTCTACTAGAAGATAAAAAATTAGAATAGTATAAGGTTTTTATTGAGTTGTAAACTAAAACTTGATATTCAGTACCAGAACCACCTCCAGATTCACCTGTAGTATTTTGGTTTTCAGTCCATGAAGCACTAACTGCTAATAACCTATTAATTTGGACATTAGTATTAGTAAATTCAGCACGTGGAAAAGAAAAACCTTTGTTTACCTCAAATGGGGTAACAATTACGTCCTCCGTTAATAGTTGTTTCCAAGCTCCCATCCATTTTAGAAATCAAGTTTCACTCTTACCAAAGCTTCTTTAGTAAAATCTTTTGGTAGAGGTTTTGATAATTTAGCTACTGCTAATAATTCGTTAGTATCATTATATAAACCTACAGTTGTCATATATGTCTGTGGATTATTAATAAATGAGTTAAAAAGTACCTCACCAGTTGAACCTGATATAAATGATGGGTTTGATGAATAGTTATATTCTGAGCTTCTAGGTCTTACAAATACAAAATCTGAAGTAATATTCTCTTGAGAATTTAATGTAAAGGGTAAAGCTGGGTTTGGAGATGGGTTTGCCGAAGCTGATATTGCTCTAATTAAAATACCTGGGTTGTTACCATCAGTATTTGCTGTAGTTACAGGTTTTACATCAGCAAAGGATTTTGAAACACCTGTGTTACCAGCTGTAATTGCTCTTGGATTTAATAAAAGAGTAGCAATATCTGGTAGGAAAAAACCATATGAACCTGAGGCTAATGAATATCCGTTATTATTAACTCCAGTAAATACAGTACCTGCTGAACCTGAAACTATTTGAAATACTCTACCTGCATCATTAAATGTTGTAGTTGTTACAATTTGACTATTATCAGTTAAACTTAACATACCACCTCCTGCAGCTGCATCTGATCCTGAAATAATAAGAGTTAAAGAACCTGGGAATAAGGATTCTTTATAGCGGTTTCTATCTATTGATATAGCCCAAAAATCTGATGAAGTAACTCCACCAAAAGAGAATGTTGCGTTTTCATCACCTAATACTAATGTACGATATGAACCGTAAATTGTAGATGAAGGTGATCTTTCTGCAACTGCAGGGTCAAATAATAATGAACCTCCCCCAACACTGTTACCATAAGTAACTGCAAATTCTAATTCTGAAGGTCCTGTTGAAGTACCTGCTGAGAATACATTTAAGTAATAATTACCTGATGATCCTGCTGCTTGAGCGGATGATGTGATAAAAGTGCTTAAGTTTGGAGTACTACTGTCTCCCCATAAACCAGCTGTAATGCTGTCTGTGGATACTACAAAATCGTCTGCTACTAATCTATTGAATGACATATGTTAATTTTTATGAAGTACTTGATACTCTAGTTACTGTAATAGGAACTTGAATACGAGCTCCTGAATCTCTACCTACTACTGTTAATGTAGCAAATACAGATGTGTTTGTTCCAAACAACGTATTTACTGTTGTTGCTCTTAAGTTTATTGTTGTTCCTACTACTGTTTTAGATACGTCTGTACCTAAAGTAGATGTAGAATTTAATGCTTGAGCATCTGGTGTATTAATTCCTACTCCTTCAAATGTACTCATTGTTCTAACATCTGAAATTGTTGCAGTATAACCTGCTGATTCAAATGTATCACCACCTGCATAATTTAATGTTTGTGGAGTTATTGCTAATGAAGCACCTTGTTTAATTACAATTGCAGTAAGACCTAAATCTAAAATAGGCATTCTAGCTGTACCACGTGGTAGTGTAGTAAGTAGATACTTCATGACTTGAGTTTGTTGAGGAAAAGCTTCTAGTAAAGGTTGATTTTCAATTGCTTGACCATAAAATGCTGAACCTGAAGGGTGAGTTGGATTATATAATGTGTAATCAATTTCATCATCAGCTAGAGCGAATTGTGTGATTCTAAACGAACCATCATTTTGAGCAAGTAATTGACGACCCTTATCTGTAAGGATAGCATCAACTGTTACTACCGAGTTATTTAAATATCCCATTTTTTAATACGTATTTTGTTATAAATATATGATTTTACTAATTTTTTATGATGGTTTTGGATTAGATCCAAAATCTGTTGTTATACTGTCAAAGTTGCTAACTATGGTAGGTGATGGATTGGAAGATAATAAAGCTCCTGCGCCAACGCCACTTAAAGTTGCATCAGATACAAGTAAAAATCCTTCTGTTTGTGCTTTCCAAATTATAGCACCATAAGCTCCAGCACCTCCTCCTCCAAATTCTTCATTATCCGTAAAAGTATCTCCATTTAAATTACCTAAAATTAAGAAATTATCAAAAGTAGTTCTAACACTAGTAATTTCAGCTACCCCACGTTCCATTAATGTATTAGTAGTATTATCAGCTCCTTTTCCAATATTAGTATTCCATGGAGTTAAAGCTCCTTCTATTGGAAGGGGCATTGTTTTATACCCTGTTATAAACCATCTATCTCCTTCACTTAAACTTTGAGATATTTTATTATAAACTTGAGTTTGAGTAGAAGTAACAGACGATGTTGTATAAAATCCTGTAGCAGATTTAGCAACATGGTTTATAGCACTACTACCTGCTCCTGTAAATTGTAAACATGCTCCTATACCCCCAGCAGAAGCATTATTTTCGGTTGTTAATTGTGGATTATTTCCTGGGTCAACATCATAAGGAATTATATATGTAGCCAGTGAAGGTGGAGCGATATTAGTTACTACTTTAGCACCTATAGTTGTATCAGCACTTGTTGTATATTGTCTTACTGTAGGAGTAGAACCTGAGGGGAATAGGGTAAATAAAGAACCTGAAAATCCTGGTTCTGAAGCTCCTAATATACCAACTGCTTCCCTGTTATCACCTACTAGTAGCATTTGATTCAATGAAAAAGCCCCAAATCCATCTATTTCAGGATAAGTACCCCCACCAAAATTAAAATCTACAAGTGCTGCATCAAATTTATCTGTTGGAGCAAAATCACCTGGAGCATTATATATAGGGGCTGAGTTTTTAGATCCACTATATCTTGGTAAAGTACTTCTACGAGCATTCCAATTAAAATCTTGTACATTAGCAAACATTGCAGATCCTGATTGTTGAGATGCTGTTATTACGTTTTGGTAGTTTGTTGGAAAAAC